CACACTTGTAATCAATGACGGGTCTCCCCGTACATTGGTTAAGATCAACCAGGATGGCTACTCGAGTGAGTACTACCTGCGTACCGCTACTCACATTTATCGTGCCTTTATCCGCCATTCGCGGACTAAAGCTACGACAAGTGTTCCCTCTTATGATCGGCACAATGTCGAGTTCGTTAAAACGATTCTCGCCACTGTATCCGCTCCTGAGTACTATGAGAAATTCTACTTTGTAGATGAGCGTTTAGCTAGTGACACTGATGTGACATTAGCTGACGCCGTGGCTGACCTTGCAATTGCAAGTTCAAACTCGTTTCTCAATGATATCGCCGGCTGGCAAAACTAGCCAGTCGTCGATAATGGTTGTTGCGGTGATCTTCAACCTAGTCGGTTGAAGATGATCTCTGTGTTTCCCTACGTCGTAGAACATCCGCACTCTCCTACAAGGAAAATGCCAATGTTGAAAAGCTACGAGGGCCTGAGCCTGATTTGGAATGCATTAATAGCTGATGCTATTGATGCTTTCCCGACACTGAGGCGCGAATTGTTGAAAGACAAAGAGCGCTTCACGCATTCGATGAGATGCCGAGGGTTGACGACTATTTTAGTCGACCTCCCAAAATTAGCGAAGCACTTTGATCGGTGCTTAGCTAACGGCGCGTACTTCCATCCCTCACTTCCCCTATCAGGGGGGCGAGGAGGTGGGTGCAAAACACCTAAATTCTTAGGTGGACTGTACTTACGCGTATTCTCATCAGATGGGTGTTTACGGGACGATGTGGATATCGAGGCTGTCTTCTTTATCCGCCAACTTTTGTTGGTGGGTAAGAAGTACGACATCGAGTGTCCACAAGCTGCAAAAGTGCAAGTCGTTAATGACTTTCTCGATTGCAACTCAGGTCTACCAAAACCTTCTAGGTTCTGGGAGACAACGGAGGTCGCACATTGCGCACCGCCGTCTACTGACGTCCCTCCAGGATTCGCTCGAGCAGCGACCTGGATTTCCAAGGAGTTAGGTCATTATGACCCAGATACCTGGAAATGTAAACACGGACCAGGGGCAATCTCACGTCCCGACCTCCTCCTCCGCTCAAAATATGAGTGGACGAGTTGGTCAAATAGACTTGAGAAGCGCTTTCCCATTGCTGACCATGGCTTCCATAGCCATAGCAGCTGGGCTAGTTGGGCATCTGGTGACACGGAGTTCTGCAATGCAGAACCTCGTAGCACCGTCTGCCTGGTCCCAAAGACTTTCTCAGGACCGCGGCTTATTGCCGCGGAACCCGGAGAACACATGTTCATCCAGCAGTCAATGCTGCGATTCTTCATGTGCCGAACTGCAGAGTCGGCCCTATCCCGATTCGCGGATTTCCGCGATCAGAGTAGGAACCGGACCCTTTGTAGGTCGGGATCTGAGACTTCTACCCTCGCGACGGTGGATTTATCCGCCGCCAGCGATACGGTAGCAACTTGGCACGTTGAGGAGCTTTTTAGGAGTAATCCTAATCTGCTAACTCACCTGTGCTCTGCGCGCACCCGCT